TATCTACACGTAGCACAAGAAAAAATAGCCTGGGTTAATTTAAGGAAAATCCTTGATGAGCCAGAACAGGAATTATCTCACTCAATAAAAGTGTCTAAAGCTTATAGGGAGGTGGAATATGACGACGAGTGATTATGTAGTCTGTGCGATCTTGATGATCATTTGTTTAGCAATGTACCTTTTCAGAAACAATGATAATGATCCGAGTCATCCATGACATCAGCAATTCCGGATAATCATTACTTAGCTCATGCTTGCTATAACACCAAGACAGATAAGATTCGCAGGGTATATGCTAGCATTGAGGTAGAAGCAAGTAACTCAAGGAAAGCCGCTGAAAAAGCCATAAGCATCTTTAACAATAAGGATCTTTTTGGAGTGCATGTTAGGAATCGTAACAATACTCATTGCGATCATATCTATTTAGTGAAAGACTTTGCAATAACACAAAGAGGGTTCAATGGCTATGAATAGATTTCTCTTAATAAGCTTAATGGCTCTTACAAGCTGCTCTTATAGCATTACTATGGTGCATACTCAAGGCCAAGCAACAGATGTAGTAGACGAAGACCAGAAGGCCGATGCTGATATTAGTCCAACGGTCAGCCTTCCGGTTAAAGCTTTGTAAAACGGCTTTACATTAGGGTTTTTTCCAAATATAATTCCCCAGTATCCTGCTTACATAATTGGAAGAAATATTGTAAATTTTACCAAGTTGATGAATATCATATTCACCCGTTTGGTGTAATTCTCTCATAGAGATTACTTCAACTTCAGAAAGTTTCGAATTCCCTTTTTTTTCACCACGAGGATTATTGTCAGAAACAAGACAACCACAAGAACCAGATTTAAATTCCTTTCCATTTTCACGAAGAAATGTATTTCCGCATTTACACTTCATCTCAAAAATAAAATGACCATTCAGATTTCCTACCAGTTTGTTTATCTTTAACTTTAAGTAAGTATTTCCAATCTTTTCTTTAGCTAGATCAATATATTTATCTCTTCTTAAACATCCACATCTTGCTAATATTCCTTTTTCTGCTCTCGGGATTTTTTCAAAGATATTTCCACAAACACATTTCATTTGAAATTTTTTGTCGTTAAGTCTTTTAAGAAACGTTATCCCATCAATAACAGCGCCAGGATAATATTTCTTTCTACATTTGCATATTTTATTAGAATGATTTAAATCACAAATCCGCAAAGGATATTCCTTGCCGCAAGAACATAAAATATTTAAAGCCCCGCCAACTCCTATTTTTGTAATTCCAATTACTGTAGATTTACCGAAAATTTGTCCTATTAATGGTTCAGCTTTTTTCTTGAATTGACAAAAGTTACAACATTCGGACTTTTTTAGATTATTGAAAAGTATTCTTTTTTCAAAACCACAAGCGCAACGGCATATATAAGACACATGACCAGGAGCTGTATGATTAACCCCTATAACGGTCCAAGCATTATATTTTTCTCCGATTCTAGACTTTGTTGTTATTCTAAAGTTCATTTTCAATCTTATTGTGATTTTTGAAGTTGTAAATGTTGATTAAAAGAGAATACCAATCCTCTGCACAACGCTGAGGTTTCAAATCAAACCACTTAATATCAAGCTTTTTGAAAAATATTGAGGATTCAAAGCCATTGGTTTTAAAAATCCATCTCAAAGCTTTTGTGAAATTATGATTGGTGAACATGCTTATAGGCTTCAATCTTTTGTCTTTTACATATGCCAAAAAATCAAAATAGAAATTCATTATTTCACATGGAATTTCATTATCAGGAAATCTAAATTTACCTGTTTTAAGAAACTCTAGAATGCTCGGACTAACAGTACCAAGGATAAGGGTAAGAAGAGCTTTAGGCTTTAATCCTGTAGACTTAAGCATGCCTTTCAGTTCGATATAAATCTGATTTCGTTCTTTGACAGCAAAGTAATCAATGTAGTTTTCTACTTCAAAACACTTTTGGTTAACATTTCCATCAATGACATGAAGGTCTGTAACTGTATCGGACTGAATATAGAAAATCTCTAGATCTAGTTCTTGTGCAGCTTGAAGGCGATGTTGTCCATCAATGACAAAGAAATCTTTATTTACGATTATAGGATGAACGCTCAATTGATTGTCTTTTTCGATAGCTAATTTTAACCTTTTAAAGTGATAACGATCGAGATGGCGATTACCTTCCATTTTCTTAAACATTGAAAAATTGGTAGTCTTTTGTATTTGTATCATACACATTCCTTATAGGTTATTTTAAAATGTTCAGATATTTTTAGGTCGATGTAAAGCTGCTTTACATCGACTACAATTTTTAAGTGATTGCGTAAATGACCATCAAATAAACTTAGGAGGCCAAGGTTCTTTTTTCACTTCACAGTCCGAGCACATCGATGTCATTGCGAATTCGACTCCCATTTTGAATCAAACTTTGCAATCTGGGAAAAAATGCCAGCAGAAACGATATCTTGTATCGTTCGGTTTTCCTCATACGATAGCTTGCGAAGAGAATTATATGTGTCTTCGTCTAGTTTGACTGTCACTGGTCTAAGTGGTTTCATTTCCTACCTTCCTTAAGTAAATCAACAAACATATTATAGAGCTGATCGATCCGTTGTGATTGAATATCTGCCCTAGCATTTGCAGCATTGATATCTTCATGCACTTCTCGATGAATGTAAAACGCCGAAGCGATTACTGTTACGATGATTGAGATCGTTTGAACCCAGTCCATTGTTAGTCTCCTTTTAGGTTTACATCTCGCAATCTGTACTAGACTTTTGGTGTCTCCGCGTTGTAGCGAGAGGTCTAATCGTCGATCCACGTTTTGCTCGATAAGATGACTATATCATGATAGCATGATTTCATGCAAGGAGTAAATCAAGATTAACAAATAGAAATGCTAGCACATCTTTCGATGCACTAGCATTTGTTTAAGGAAGAGATTTAAGGCATTCCACATTGATGGATGCTATAGTGATCGGAAAAACTGATCCTGTCACTGCAGGATTGAGATTGACAGACGAAACAGAAGTATTGCGTAGTTTAAGGATATCACCAGCTTGGACTTCGATGATCACATCGCCTGTGCTATGACATGCATCATCACCAGGTGCTTGAGTAAATCCTGAATAAATAGAACCGGGAACCAAAACACCATTGATCCAGAAGCCAAATGACCAAGAAGGCACTGGGTTCGGTACTGGAGGAGTTACTCTCGCTTGCAATTGCCAAGCCAAATGATAGACTCCATGCTTCAGGAATTTGAAACTTCCATCTATATTTAGCATGGATAGATCAAAATCACCAACCGACACTGCATTTTGCTGATCAAACAAAACCATGTCATTGGATGAGCTGTAAGACCCAATCAATTGAGCCATGCTTGCATATACGTTAGCATATCGATCAGAACAACAGCCATCATCATGGTCACAGTCTTTACCAGGAATACCCTGAAGACCTTGAGGTCCCATAGGACCTACGACACCTTGTGCGCCTTGAACACCAGGAACACCTTGTGCGCCATCAGCTCCATGAGAGCCGGCAGGGCCTGAAGGTCCCATCGGACCAGGTTGCCCATCTTGACCTGAAACTCCTTGTAGTCCTTGCGGTCCTTGCATACCTGGAACGCCTTGGGGACCTTGTGGACCAAAACAATGACAGCAATGATCATGTAAGCCATCTTTACACATAAAAACCTCGCTAATTTGTTTAAAGAATTGCCTGAAAAATTTCATAAAACCCTTGGGGTTTTGGCAATTTCCACATTATCAAAAAGATGTTAAAAGTCAAATTTTGTACATCGTTATTGAGAAAAGACTTGCACCTGTACGCGTTTTGTACTATTTTTTAGAAAAAAGGTCATATGGTAAAGCGCAAACAACAAGCAGTAATAGGAAGGCCAAAGGCAGATATTGACTGGAAAGTGGTTGATGAATTTTTGATTGCAGGCTGTTCTGGAGTAGAAGTAGCAGCGTTCTTAGGTATAAATCCCGTGACAGTTTATGCAAGATGCATAGAAGATAATGGAATTGCATTTTCTTTGTATTCCCAAGTAAAATCAGCAAAAGGTGATTCTATTTTAAGAGCACATCAATATAATAAAGCACTTGGTAGAACAGAAATAGGAGATAATACACTTTTAATATGGCTTGGGAAAACTAGACTTAAACAAGTAGATGCGGCATCACAAGCGGCCTCTGGAAACACATTCACAATTAAGGTGGAGAAAGATGGTCTTGGAGCTGGCATTAACATTTCAGCCAAGGAGCTATCAGGTTCCGATAATCAAGGCGCTGAATCAGGGGATGAAAAGAGCAGTATGGGTAGTCCATAGACGCGGTGGCAAAGACGTAACGGCTTTCAACTGGTGTATTCTACAGCTCTTGCTAAATCCAGCCTGGACAGCTTTTCACATTCTTCCTACATACTCTCAAGCAAAAAAAGTCATTTGGGATAGTTCAACAAATGACGGAAAACGTATTCTAGACTATATTCCTAAAGAGGTGGTTGAATCAAAGAACGGCCAAGAGATGAAGATAAGGTTTACAAATGGAAGCATGTATCAGCTTATTGGCTCTGATAATATTGATTCTTTGGTTGGCACTAATCCCAAAATCATTATTTTCTCAGAGTACGCCTTGCAATCTCCTGCTGCATGGGAGTATTTACGCCCTATCTTGGATGTCAATAAAGGTTATGCTCTTTTTATCTCAACACCTCGTGGAAAGAATCATTTTTACGACCTAGTCTGCATGGCCAAAGCCAATAAGAATTGGTTTTGTGAAGTACTTAGCATTAAAGACACGGGAGTGCTAAATGAGCAAGACATTGAAGGTATTAAAGCGGAAGGTGTCTCGGATGAACTTATCCAACAAGAATACTATTGCAGCTTCAATCGCGGAGTCGAAGGAAGTTACTATGGAAGACTTATCGAAAGAGCGAGAGATGATAGAAGAATATGTAACATCGCATATGAAACAAGATCCCCTGTTCATACAGCATGGGATATTGGATATGGAGATTCTACGAGCATAACTTTTTGGCAGGAAATTGGCGGAGAAGTTAGAATCATCGATTTCTATGAGGCCCAAGGGGAAGGAATAGCGCACTATGCCAAGATTATTCAGAACAAGCCTTATGTTTATGGAACACATTACATGCCTCACGATGCTGGATCAGGTTCTATACAAACGGGAAGAACCCTACAGGATGTTGCTTATGAGCAGGGACTCAAGACGACGATTTTGGAACGCGAGACCGACATCAATATCGGAATCGAAGCAACAAGAGCACTTCTTTCTACCGTATATATTGATCAAACGAAATGTCTACACCTAATAAAATGCCTCGAAAACTATCACAAGAAATACAACGAGAAGACTCAAGCATACTCAGAAGCGCCTGTTCATGATTGGACGAGTCATGCATCAGATTCTCTCAGATATATGGCTAATGCCCGCACTCAATTCGGCCGCGGACCTGGATCAATGAATGTAAACAAGCTCAATCAACTTAAAGCTCAATCCGGATTCGGTCCCAAACCAGTTCCCTTAAGACAGCAGGTAATTAACGCTAACCCATTTGTTGGTAGATAATTGTTTAACCCTGTATAAGATATTCCTTTAGAGAGGTAGCATGTGACAAGTGGAATGCTCGAGCGGAGCCAGGTAGTTCCGAACGTCTATCAAGGACATTATGAAGAAGGCAAACGCAATATAGTCGCAGAAGCTGATGAGCGCTATATGCAAAATCTCTCAGCATGGCAGCTCTTTTTCTGGGAACAACTTATCGATCGAAAAGTTTATCTTGGCGACCAGCGGTATCTCAATCTATATACTGGGCTAAACTACGAGCACCAGAAATTTGTGTTTAATGCTTCTATGCCTGTAGTCAATATGGTATGTGGCAGACAACGACAGCACCGAAAAGCAACACAAATGATCCCAGTACATGGATCTAGCTCAAAGACTGCCTCACAAGCCACTAAATGTCTGCAATCAGCTTATTCCAACGATAACACCTATAACATGGTGAGCAATTGCTTCAAAGAAGCTGCCGGAATAACAGGGCTATCTCTTATGCACTCTTGGATAGATTACCGAAGAGATCCTATTTGCGGAGATCTGAAAACCGAATGCTTCAGCGCTGATATGTTAATGATGGATGCATTTTGGAGAGAAATGGATTTATCCGATTGCCAGTTTATCCGCACGCGAAAATATCTCCATAAGTCGCAAGTGAAACAAATGCTACCTGGCCGTGAAAAAGATATCGATATGCTGAATGATCAGGCCTATTTCGATACTAAATTCACATTTATGCCTCAGCAATATAATATCAGACGTAAAGATTTTCTAGCATATGATGAATATTGGTATCTCTGTGAACGTATGGGGACATTCATTGTAGATCCAAAAACATACGAAAGTACAGAAGTAGACTTTAATTCAGAAGAGATGTCACAGCTAAAGAGTAAATTCCCCGACATTGTTATAGTCAAAGAAAAAGTTCCCACGGTACATCTTGCGATCATTGTTAACAATACCTGTTTTTATGATGGTCCAAATCCTTTGGGAATTGATATGTATCCATTTACTCCTTTTGTGGGTTATCACGATCTTGCCAATAATAATTATTCGTTTAGGTATCAAGGTGTCATCCGCAATATTCGGGACTCTCAATATCTCTACAATTACCGCAAGCAATTGGAAATGGATCTTTTGGCTGCACAATTTAGCGGTGTTGATGTCGAGGAAGATGCTCTTATTGATGATCAGGACGCTTTCAAAGTTGGTCCTGGGAAAGTAAGATTTTTCAAGAAAGGCCGTTTACAGGCGATAAATGACAAACCCGGCGCAAACATTAATCCAGCGAATTTTAACGTTACAGAGCTTCTCAAGCAAGATATACAGAACAATGCCGGAGTTACCCCAGAGCTTTTGGGACAAGCGGAAGATAGTGATGTTGGTATCACCGAACAATTACGGCAGGGGGCTGCTCTTACTACATTGCAGGAATTGTTTGATAACCTTGACTTATCTCAGCGGAATGCGGGTCGCCTTCACTGGGCTCTTATTCAGAAAAACTACACTCTCGGCAAAATACGCAAGATGATCGAAGAGGAGCCAACAAATGAATTCCGTGATAAGTCATTCCAAAAATATGATGCTGTTGTTGCCAATGCACCCCTCACTGATACCACAAGACAATTGGCTTTCCGTCAGAAATATTTTCTCTGGAAAGATGGATTCCCAATTCCTCCCGATCAAGTCATGGACGATCTCGATATACAAGACAAAGACAAGCTCATGGAATCCATTGCTAAGCAGCAACAAGCACAACAACAACAGCAAGAACAAATGGCTAAGTTGCAGATGGAGAACCAACAGATCGTTAACGAAAGCCTTAAGTCTAAAGCAATGAGTGATAGAGCACTTGCAAATGAGCGCGAAGATAAAGGTAGGCTTGAACAATTCTCGATAATGACTAAGCTAAATGAATCAGAGCATATGAAGAATTTAGCGATTCTTGATAAGGTAAAAGCTGCCAAAGAAGTTGAATCCATGGGAATTGATGACTTTGTGAAGATATTTACATTGATAGAAAATATCAAGAATCGAGAAGATGAAAAACAAGTAAAACAAGTAGAGGTTTCAAATGGGCCATAGCCATAAAAATACATCAATGGGTGGAAGAGAAGGACACGGCAATTCCGGTCCAGATTACTCAAAGATTAAAGAAAACGTAGATCCTAAACCACCTGCAGGTGCTAGCAATAGCTATGAGATGGTTAGGAAGAAGATTGATCATCATGATGAGGCATCATTGGCGAAACGTCCTTATACTCGCGAAAAGATGGCTAACAAATAATTTATCCCAGCCCTGGATTAGGTTTCCTCAGGGAAACATGGGCATTTTAAAGGATTAAATATGTCACGCATTAAAATCATAGCAGAAGCTAAGAAGCCTTTTGTTCCAAAGAATAAAAATCTTAGTGATACAAGACCTCGTTTTACGCCTCCAGGTGGAGAACCCCCCTTGCCCTTGCAAGAGTCCTATAATCGTCAGGGGACAGATGGCGCTAAAGCAAATAAAAGAAATATGGGGTAATCAATGACAATGATTCCACCTCGTATCAAAAAGCTTCCCAATCTTCATAAATTCCAATCTGGATATGTTGTAAAGCCACAACAAGGAACATCGAACAGCAATCGCTCGCTTTATATGGGTGGCGCTAAGATGGTGAAGTAATAGAAATTATTTCTTGCCTTGTTCACAATCAAAACCTAAACTTTCCCCAATGGCCCACAACATAGCAGGAGGTCGTTTCTTACACAACATAAGATATATTATCAGACGTTGACAGTCGTTTACTTGCTTTTCTGGGTTCTAGACTTCAAAATGTAGAAAGGGATAAGGTTAAGAAGACAAAACTTTATCACACTCAAACTAGTAACGCAAGGCATTTCGTGGTTAAAAATTCTGATAAGACATATGGCGCATTAGTTCTTGAAGCAAGAGACAAGACTTCAATACAAGAAGTTGGTGCTACAATAGAGCCTCTCATGAATAAGTTTCAGGCCATTATCGAAGAAGCAGTTCAAAAGAATTATGAGCAAGGAACCCGTGGAAGATACTACATTCATATATGGGTCCAAAAAGATCCATACACACAAAATGCCTTACATATTTACCCGCAGTGTCGTTGTACTAGACCAAGTCCATATCAAGGCAATGATCATTATCTTTGGTCTGTCGAAGATGGGGGCAAAGTTAACTTTGAATGGTGCATACCAAAGAAGGAGGTCGTTGCGTATATCCTCAAGAATCCTCATGAGTTTGATGTAGATTATGTACGGATGCTTAAGAAATATGTAAACGACAGGATAGAGAAACTCGATGATTATCTAGTCGATGGGAAGATCATTTAGCTTCTAGCCATCGCTTCATTTTATCAAGAAGAGGATTCAAAGCTTTTTTGACCTCTTCATCTGGTTTAACGTGATATTCTACCAGAAAATCTAATGTATTTTCCATTGTAAAGATTAAATTCCCCATCTTTTCAGCAGCCATCATATAAGTCATCGTATTCAAATCCTCGCCCATGTAAAAGCCTTAAAGTTTTTCGTGTAGATAAATTAAAATGTAATGTATATCAATAGTAAGGCGCAATAAGAGATCTCGCCTATCTCAAAGGGAAAACATGAGTTTAACAGAAGAGACCCAAGTACCTGCCGTGGTCGAGCAGGCTGATCAAACCCATGATAAGAAGTCTCCGCAAGAAAGTTTTGCAGAGCTTCGACAGGCTAAAGAACAACTTGAAAGGCAACTTTGGCAAGCTCAGAAAGAACGTGAGATGTTTGAAAAGCAAATGCATATGCAAGCGCAGATGCAGAAGCCTCAAGCTCCCATAGAAGAAGATTTTGATTATAGACAACTAGAGCAAGAAGAATTCCCCGACGGGAAGAAGCTTGTGAAAGCGCTCAATACCTTCAACAAGAAATTGACAGGTTATGAGCAAGAACTAGCCAGAAAGGATCAAAAGATTCAAATCTTAGAGACTGCGACAGAGTTTCCAGACTTCAAAGATGTTGTGACGCCTGAAAATATAGAAAAATATATTAAAACAGACGAAGACAACCGTGAGGCTGTTGAGACTGCTAAAAATCCTTTGAGAAAGGTCTACAATCTTATTAAGAAAAGCGCCGCCTATCAAGCTGATTTAGCTTCTAAGGCTGTGAAAGAGAAGACGATTTCTCAGGAACAGAAGCGCGTGGATGAGAAGGAAGGAAAGCCAAAGACGTCAAGCCTAGGTGTAAGATCTGAAGCAGTGACGACAGCGGCAAGGCTCTCCAACTCTACCATGACCAAGGAGCAAAGAAACGCTCTTTGGAAGGAAACTCTAGCAGCCGCAAGGAAGTGACTTCGTCTTAACATGGAGTTAAGACAATGTCGGGACCAACAACCACAAGTATTCTTCCGCCAGCTGTACAACAACAGTTGTCGATGAAGTTGCTTGCTCGTCCTATGCCTGACTTGATTCATACTACAATGGGTTGATAACGGGTAGCCCATCTAAAATTTGGCTATTTGCTGGAAACTCCTAAAGCCTTCTGGTACACTGTAATTGACCGACAATTACATTGTAAAAATTCAGAGGATATATGGACAATCAGCAGCGAAGACTAGAAAAGGATAAAGCATGGTTCGCGGGAATCATGGAAGGTGAAGGTTCTTTTACATTAGTTAAAAGTAAAAGAATTGTTAAAGGTGAAGAAATTCATCGTTATATACCTTCTTGTTGTATTAGCAACACTGATCCAATGCTAATGAAGGAATTGGAAAGGATACTCAAAGAGAATAAAATAGATTTCAGATCATATTATAGAGGTAAACGCCAACCTACTCATAAAGAAAGTTGGCAACTTCACATAATAGGAATGAAACGATGTATCAAATTCATATCTTGGATAATTGAAGAGCTAAGATGTGAAAAAAAAGTGAAAGCACAAAAGATTATGGAGTTTTGTAAAATTCGAGATAATCAAATGAGTGGTTTTCATGGAATAAGATACAACGAAAAAGAGTTAATCCTTTGCGAAGAAATTCGAGGCATTCAAAATTCTAGAACGCTCAACGACTACACGCCAAACGCCGAAAGGTGAAGATATAGTCTGAACAGTGATGAGAGTCACTGAGAGGGGAATAACAAGACCCTCCGCCTAGAGATAGGTCATAAAAGTAACAGGTGATGTACCCCATCACGATGGATCAGCAAGCAGGCGATATTCTACGACGTCGTAGATATCAAAACTTATTAACAGCTCCAGTGCCTCTTGGCAATGGTGTTGTAGACCCGCCAGCGCAGCAACTTACTGCTCTGGACATCGATGCCCGCATAGATTGGTATGGCACTTACTTGATCCTCCAAGAACAAGTAATGCTCATAAATGAGGATCCAGTTTTAAATTCTGCTGTTAGTACATTAGGGCAGAGTTTAAGAGAAACAGAGGATCAACTAGCCCGTAGCATGATGGAAGGCGGAGCGCCTCCGATTAATTGTACGTCAGGTACAAACGGTGACAACCCAACTAACATCAGTGCTCTTGACTGTTCGAAAGCAGTACGGCTCTTAAGAACCGCCAATGCTCAGTTCATTCAAGACATGATTGAAGGCGAAAATAAATTTGGTACTGCTCCAGTACGTACAGCTTTTTTTGGTTTAGGCCATACAAATCTGTCCGCGGACTTAGACCAGCTTATTGGGTTTATCAACGTAGCCAACTACGCAAACAACAGTAATCTGTTGCAAGCGGAATGGGGTGCAATTCGAAACATCCGTTTCTTATTGTCTTCTGTTGGTTCTGTAAATCCTAATGCTTCTGCAAAAGGTTCAGATGTTTATAACATCTTCCTTCCAGGGCAAGAGAGCTATGATATGGTTGATTTGGATGGTTATTCCGCTCAATTCATCTATGCACCGCCAGAAATTGCTTCTCCTCGTTTGAGACTTTATCAAACAGCGGGTTGGAAAATGGCGCAAGTGTTTAATATTACAAACACTTCTTGGATCGTAAACCTACGCTGCACTCTTGCAGTGGCAATCTAAGGAGATGATTTATGAGCACACAAGTAGTAACTGGTTTATTTACAAACGTTGCATCGACTCCGTTTTTTATCCCATTGCATAATTATATTTCAGAAATCAGGCTCAAAAACCTGACTATGAGTGGTGTTACAATGGGTAGTGTAGCTGGTGCTTTAACTTCTAATCGTATTGTCGAAGCCTTTTGGTGCGATTATATGAATCAAGGGGTAGCTCAGATTATCCAAAACGGAACAGTTTCCGGTATTTTAGCTCCAATGCAAAATGGTGTTGCGGCTATTAACGGTTTTACTGTTTATAATGCGGCGCTTGGGAATTCTGCCGCACCTGTGGCAATTGCATCGTTTACACCTGGCACTACAACAGTATGGACAACGAGCGCAGCTCATTTCTTGCAAGTTGGAGATACTGTTAGAGTATATGGTCTAACAAGTGCACCTCAATTTGGGGGCCTTACGATGACTGTAACAGCTATTGGCGGTGGTGGTACTACCTTCACTACATTGCTAGATAGCACAGGCGCTACAACTTCGGTTGGGTTTGTGCAAAAAATAGGTAACTATCTTTTGCCATCAAAATCTTTATATTATCCTCAAAATAGGGTGATAGCTAAGATTACCAATGCGAATCCAATGGTTGTTACAACTTTAGTTCAGCAAAATTATTATGCTGGCGATGTTGTGACATTCGATATATCTTCTGCTTTTGGTGTTCCTCAGCTTACAAACAGCATTAGCGGGCTGCCTTTCCAAGCAACCGTTATTTCTGCAAATAATGCAGTGGGCACACAAACTGTGACGTTGGCAGTGGATAGCACAAACTTTGGAGTATTTGCAACCAATAGCGGATCTGGATCTAATCCTACGCATTGGCCACTTGCTGCAAGCTATCCATTTAGCTTCCCATTTATGGTGCCACAGGGTGAAGGAAATATTAATAACCTTTCTTCATTTGGCGTATTGCCAAGCCCATTACCATATGGTAATCAAGATGTTTTGAGTTTTGCTCGTCAAAACCAAGCATCTAATGGTATTATCGTTGGTGCTGGGGATGGAACTAATTCAGCCTCAACAGGCGGGTTGATTGGTTCAACTGTAGACGTATGGGAATATCGTGTAATTACGAGCGCGCAAGAATATCCGCAGCCGTTAACTATACAGTATGTTTAATATAGTGTAATAATGGGATGGGGACAATTGTCTCCATCCTTATATGCAGGTAAATATGGCAAGACAAAAAAAAGAAAAAGCTTTACAAAATGAAGTAAAACCAGAGGTTACCATGACTGACGAGCAAACACTTGAGACTTTGCAAACTGAAATCGATCAAGCAAGAATAGAATTAGAGAAGACAAAACGCGAGCTTGAAGAGCAAAAACAAACTCTGCGAGTAATTCCTTCAAGGGAAGTGAGTGAAGATGAAATGTTGATCGTCAAGAAGCAAGTTAGTATGTCCTCAGAAAAGACAGCATTGAAAGAAAAGATTGACCGCCAATGTAAGATTGATAGCGAAATGGTAACCGGTCGTTTTATGAATAGAAGGTCTCCTGGACAAGGTGTAAAATTGCCTTATATCAAATATGAGACCGATCCAGTGAAATGGTATACTCTTGAAGATGGAAAAGTACATACAATTCCAAGAGGATTTGCTGATCAATTGAATGGTGGAACAGATGAAAACCCCTGTTATTATACTCCTCATTTTGTGCAGAAACAGGGTGAAATGGATCCAAATC